ACGGAGAAGAGGTGGTCATAGATGATTTAGGAGCAGGAGCTGAAAAAGAATATGGAATGGCAACACGCCTCCTCTCTCTATCTCTACGACACCAAGGAGCAGAAACACCAATCCAGTTCATTGTGGACTCACTACTGAAGGATAAGGACTTTACTTCATTTAGTAAAGGTGTAGGAAGAGTTTTGAAGAAGTACATTAAGGAAGGAGAGAAGAGTTTATCTTCAAAAAAATGTCCTGAATGTGGAAGTACTTCTCTTGTATTTCAAGAAGGATGCCTTACATGTTCTGAATGCTTTTATTCAAAATGTGATTAAAAAACAAATTTAATAAAATATTTAAAAATAACCACTTGACAGATTGTTAAAGTCATGCTATAATATTAGAATAGGGGGAATAATGACTTGGAATAAATCAGAAGATAAACTCCCAAGTATAACCGTTGCAACAGACTGGGGAAAATCAAGTATTCCGATTCTGGGTGACTATGGTAAAGATCAGGAATGGCGGTATCTCCAGCTTTCTTATGAAGAAGGTGAAGCTGATGGAGAGGACTGGGTGGAATGGTTCAACCCAGATGGGGAAGTATTTGAAGCACCGGAAAGATGGTGCTATATAGAGGAGTAATTATTGAACTGGAATGAATATGTAAAGGAAGCAAAGAAGACGATCACATTTGACACCCATGAGAAATTATTATTTTGCACAACTACAGGATTGATGGGGGAATGGTCAGAATTTATTACCCATCTGCAATGGGATTCAGAAGATGCTTTGATAGGGAAAGAAATTGGAGATACAAGTTGGTACTTAGCAATTCTTTCTGACTTCCTAAATGTTGAAATTGAATTATTTGTTTGGGATGAAGCTGAATGCAGAAGAGATATTATACTAGATGGTTTTATTACTATAGGGCATATACAAGAAACATTAAAAAAAGTAGTTAGAGATAATGATTGGGAAATAAGAACTAGTGAAACTCATTTAAAACTTAAAACATTACTTAGTAAAATGTACACTCTTCTATTAGAAATATGTGAAGATGAAGGATTTAATTTTTCTGATATTTTATCAGGGAATATTGAAAAACTTGCAGATAGAGCAAAACGAGGTGTATTACAAGGATCAGGAGATTAAAGATAATTTAGAAGAATCGGTTAATGTATTGAGAAAAGCCTTAAAAGAAGATGAAGAATTATATTATGGATATCAAGCAAATATAGCAATGGCTTTTGTAGATGAAGTGGGGAGTAGTGATCTTGTTATTGACCACAATGATCTACATGAAATTGCAAATACCTCTGCTATTAATTTTTTGAATACTCTTATAGGAGATACAAGATGAAAATTATTTATATTGAGGAGACGAATGGTTTTGATGCTATGAACTTTGAAGAGGTTTTTCCTAATGTCACACTAGAATTATGGGAAGAGATGCAGGATAACAGATGTATTCAAGATCCAAACTGTGAAGATGAAACATTTGAAGGATCTGCTTTGGAGTTTGGGGAAATAGATTCAAAGTTCATTTCTTTTATTCAGAATGAAATTATGGATTACGATGCGTCAAAGGAAAGTAACTTTTATATCGTGGAGGAATAGATGAAAATAAAAGGTAAAATAGAAGACAGAATGAATAGGAAGAATCGAAGGGACTTCATTCATAAGGAAAAAATTAGACTTCATGCTGGACAAGCTACTAGAAAAGGAACTTTGGGGGATGGCAGTGAAATCCCATGGAGGGCAGAGAGGAGTAAGAAATGGTGGAAATCATAATTACCGATCCAAAGAAATCCTACAGTAGAAATGATGTGACATTCAACAATGAATTTTTAATAACTACTTTAACAGTAAAAGAACTGGATGATGTGATTTGTGGGAAGCAATACAATTTGTATGTGGATGATAAGAAGGTAGAGAATGAGTAAAGGTACTGAATAAAGATGGAAATAGAAGACAATACAGTGGTAGATTTATACAATCTACATACGGAGTGGCAAAGACAGGCATCCCTTAGAAGAGAGGCAGGGGATGAACAAGCAGATGTTGCTAATGAACTACGCAACAAAAAAATATACATCAAAAAAAGAAGATCTGATATTGCCTTAGAATATAAAAGGGGAATTAGAAGTATACTTGATACAAATGAAAAGCCTGTGAAATTGGCACTGCCGGATATTGCTAATGCTGTAGAATCTGATGAAGAGATCTACAAACTTGAACAGGAAGCAAATGTACTACAGAAGAAAGTAGATATTTGTACAAACTATACTATAGCCTTGGATGTAAAGAAATACGCACTACAAGATGAAGTGAGATTATACCTAGGAGGATATTTTGCTGACCCTGTAGATTTTACTAGAAATAGTGGAAATTACATAAAAGAGATTACAGAAATCAAAGAAAAAGAAGAGGAGGTTGATGAGCGAGCAGAGTTGAAACGAAGGAGAAGGAAGAAAACAGATGGGTAATAGTGAAGTTTATTACGAAGTAAAAAGAAATTGGAAAAAACCGCTTTTGGTTAAATCAAAGTTTGTAAGATGTGAGGACGCTGTGTATTATTTTTACAACAAAGAAGATCGTTCTGACATAGATCAGCCAGAAGCAATGTTTAAACAAAATGAAGTAAGTAAAATAATTAAAAAGAATAAGGAAGTAAAGAATGGCAAGCGTAAGTAATGACAGAAGAGCAAGATTAGCAAAGAAACAAGAAAGAGACATGAAGGAAGAAAGTGGTGGGGGCTATAGAGTGCTGGACACATCTGAGTATCCTGATATCACATGGGTTAAGCCGGAGTTAGAGACAGATTATCTTTTTGACATTATACCATATGTTGTGACATCAAAGAAGCATCCTAAATATGCCACTCTGAAAGATGCAGATCCAGATTTCATGGAAGATGATCGCCTTGATCTATATGTCCATACTAAAGTTGGCCCTTCTAAAAAGAACATGGTATGTCCTAAGAAAAATTATGACAAGGACTGCCCTATCTGTGAGGAACATGACCGTCTTAAAGAAGATGAAGACCTTGAGTGGAATGATGAAAAGCTATATGCCCTTCGACCAAAGAGAAAGTCCTTCTACAATGTGGTGGATTTAGAAGATAACAATAAGATGAAAATCTTTGAGTACTCCTATGGGTGGTTCACCCGTAATCTAAAAGACCAGATTAAGAGAAAATCTAAAAAGAGACAATATCTTCTTGGTGATATCTCTGAAGATGGATTCTCAATTGGATTTGAATTCTCTAAGTCTAAATACAATGGTAAAGAGTATTGTGGTGAAGTAAAATCTTTTGACTTTGAGGATATGGAAAACCAGTACAATGATGAGGATATTGATACTTCTCCTAGACTTGATACTATGATTAAGATTTCTTCTTATGATGAGATATCTAATGCTTTCTGGGGTAATGATGATGATGATGACGGTAGTGATAAAGATGGTGTCGATAAAGAGGATAAACCTTCTACATCTAAACGTGATCGTGGTGATAAAAAAGAGGAGAAGGAAGAAACATCAGGACGTTCTTCTAGACGTAGTGAGAAAACTGACTCTGAAGATGATACACCTTCCACACGGAGACGAGCTAGAAGAGCTAAAGAAGAGCCTTCAGATCCTGAATGCCCAATGGAATTGACTTTTGGACAGGATATAGATACCAAAACTTGTGTTAAGGATTGTGAGTTTTACTCATTGTGTGATAAAAAGTATGAGGAACTTCATAACTAGATAGATTTTAATGGGAGGGAGAAATCTCTCCCTTATTTTTTGGAGAAATTATGTCTAAAGTAAATAACATAGAAGTCTATGATGGCTATATTAAAATATTCTTCTTCAATAAAGACCATGGATTTACAATCATTGACAAAGAAGATTATTTTAAAGTAAAAGACTACTGTTGGTATAGAGTGCCCACCACCTCAAAGAAGTTATTTTACGCTGTAGCCCGTACTAAGGGGAACTTTAATAAAACTCGTATAAAAATGCACCAAGTAATTCACACTGTAGAGAAAGGGTTTATTCCAGAGCATAGAGACGGTGATGGGCTTAATAATAGAAAGATTAATTTACGTTCTGCAACCAATGGTCAAAACCAAATGAATAAAGAAATTCAATCTAATAATACTTCTAAACATGTAGGTGTATCTTGGCATAAATTGACTAAGAAATGGAGAGCGTATATAAACAAAGATGATAAAAGAAAAGAGCTAGGGTTATTTGCACATAAAGAAGATGCTATAAAAGCAAGACAAAACGCTGAGGAAGAACTTCATAATGAATTTTCGTATAAAAAGAGCAGAGGAGAAACTAGGATATGCCAACAATAGAAGATAAAGAAAAAATCCTTGAAAATAAGAAA